ACTATTACTAGTTGTTGTTGAAGTCCCAACATTTGGTTTGTTTTCAGGTGTTACGTCAGAACCTATCGTTAACTCATCTTCTGAATTATCAATAACTTCAACTTCTGGTGCGTTTTTATCTACCCAACTTCCACCTTCACCGTTAGGGTTCTTTTTCCAAGTTGGTTCACCACCTTTTACTATGATTTCTAAGTAAGAGTAAGGTTTAATACTATACACATCTTCCCATGATTTGTCATGGTTTAACCAATTTTGGATTGTTTCTGAATCCGAATGTAACGGTGACGGGTCTCCATTTATGATTGAGTTTACCGTTGGTATTCCGTTTTGGTTTCTGGTAATATTGATTATCAAATCCCTACCGTTTTTAATGTCCATAATGTCTGGTGCTGTTGATTCAGAAACAGCACCTAGTACTGCAAAAATTTTATCAAAAATACCTGTTTTTCTATAATCATGGTTAAATCTCCAAAACTTTGGCCCTTCATCCTCGTGTGCTCTATCAATTACTTTAACCACATACATTTTTCTAGCTGAATAGTTTTTAGCCAATTGTTTGTCACTATCTTCACCTGTAGCTAATAAAGCACTTCTAGCTTCACAAAACGGACAATCCTCATCTTTTTCATGTTTTGGGCAAATAAAAGTTCTCCATTGTCCATTAACTTGAGCTTTGTGACCCATAATTTCTACGAATGGTGACTCATTTTCTGAAACTGGTAATATCCTAATTTTTTTCACTAATGAATTAACACCATCTGGTAGGAAAGTCGTGAAATATTGTTTTAATCTTTCCTCGTTAGTCATTCTTTTCGAAGCGTTGCTTGTGTTGTTTTGATATTGTTTTAATATCGCTTCTAAATTACTCATAGTTTGTTTTTTTTTTCTAGTTTAACTATTTTATTATTTATTTTACTTATTTGGTTTGTTTTAAGTATAACTTGTTATATTTAAATTATAATAAAAAACCTTAAAATGTCAAGTAAATTGATTAGTTTTTTTGACCATAAAATTTAATTTTTAATGGTTTAACTCTAATCATTTTTATTTAACAACATAATTACTTATAAGGTTTTAATTTACCACAAAATAACTATGTTTTTTTGTATTCCGCAAGGTTTTTTAAATAAATTTTTTATTTTTAAGTAAAAATAAAAACACAACCATTTCTGATTGTGTTTTACTTATCTGTGTGTGAATTAATTACATTATATCTTCTTCTTCATACTCACTATTATCATCAAATGTTGATTTAACTGATGATTCATTGTAATCACTATTAATATCATCCATGGTTAGTGTGTATTCTTCTGGTTTTACTTCTTTTTGATTGTCATCATTAACACCCATAACGTCATATTGACCTTCTTTATCGGACCAAAAATCTGTAAGTCTAAGGTTGTATGGATATGAATCTAATGACCTCATTTCTAATTTTTCATCTGGTGTGGGTGCTCTTTTTTCCAATTCATTTTCTAAATTATCTATTTTGTTTGTTATACCGTCCATAGATGCCATTTTTTGGTCTAACTGGTCTAACACCCCCATTAGTTGGTCTAATTTTTGGTTTGCCATATCAGCACTTTCTTTTGCTTCTTCTGTACCACTAACCAACTCAGTTACGTCTAATTCCACTTCATCATCAGATGATTCCATGTTGTCAACTGGTATTTCATCATCAGAAAAACCATCTTCTGGTATTTCATCATCTGATGGTTCCATGTCGTCAACTGGTAATTCATCATCAGAAAACTCATCTTCTGGTCCCATATCGTCAACTGGTAATTCATCTTCACCACCTTCTAGGTCTGAAATATCATCCCCACCCATTTCTGCTGTTTTTGAATCGTCAGCTGGTAGTTCATCTTCTTCACCTTCTTCACCAAGAATTAAATTATCAACATCATCATGCTCTTCCTTGTCTTCCCCAATATAAAAATCATATTCGTTGATTTGATTAAATCTTTTCAATTCCTCATTTAAAAGTTCTTTATTGTGTTTCCTTTTCATATGATTACATTAATAATTCTCTACCCGTACCATCATCGGTGATTATTTTTTTATTAATTCTTTCAACTAAACTTTTGTCAGTTTTTATGACACACTCGTCACCTGTACAATCCATATCTGATTGTCCTTGTAAAAATGAATCTAATTTTTTATCAAGGTCTTTTTTCTTTTTATTATTATTCATAACGTTTGTTTTACTAGTAGTTATTATAGTAATAAATATTAAGAAATTAAAGAAAAACACGCTTAATTCTATAAATAGTGAGTTCGTTGTTGTTGTTTAGAATCAAATTATCTTGGTAATCATCCCATTCAACCCTATGATTCTTGTAGTTAATGTTTCCGATATCTAAACCAGTTTCTTTTTCAATCAATTTATTTAATGCATTGATTGTATATATAGCTGTACCTTTTTTATGTATAGGTATTGCGTTTGGGAAATATTTCTTTAGGTTAATTTTTTTACCGTTAATTAATGAAAGTTTGAATGTGACTATAAGTTTAGATTCATCATCTATATTATTAAATACAAACACTTTTTCTTTAGGTATGTTAAATTTATTTTCTAAGTAATTAAGAAACCATTCCAATCTTTCTGGAAAAATGAAGCTCGCTAATAATATTCTTTTATTCATATTTACTTATTGAATGTAAAAGTGGTATGTACTTGGTTTGGTTGTTTAGTCTTTCCAAGTAATCTTTATATTCAATAAGTATTTCGTTACCTTCCAAAAACGCTTTAGATATTGACTTTAAACGATATTTAATTTTAGTATCATTGATTCCAATGTATTTAATTAGTTTTAGGTCAATACCAAATATTAAATTATCACCAAATATATATAACATGTTGTTGTCTGTTACATAAGTAATTGGCTCTTTAATGTTTTGTATTTTATTTATAACCTTCTTTATTTTGTTTTTTGAAAATTGAATGGGGTCAACAAAAATATAATTTATATTTTTAACATATTTTTTGAAACAATAGTCAATAAACTTATTTAAATCTGGGGTGTGGTATTTTTTTTGTTCATATTTCGTGAATGTCCAGTAAATACCATCTATTTTTCTTTCAATAAAATCTAGGTCGTCACCGAATTTTTCTTTGACTATATTATATCCGACAATAAGGGTTGGTATACCCTCAATAATATTATTTAGTGAACTAACAACATTAAATTCTTTACCTACCTTTAATGTTGTGTTTGATACAATATTCCCAATCTTCATATTCACAAATATACAAAAAGTTTTAATATAATGCTAATGCTTTTTGATATATTTTCCATAAATTATCTGGTGTGTGTTTGGTTTTGTTAGTACCATCACTAGCATAATAACTTGAACCAGCATAATGTTTAACACCTTTGACTGTAACTGTTTTGGTTAAAGGTATTGATGCCCATTCTGGTGCTAATTTTTGTAATACTATATAAAAGTTAGTTTTATTTGTTATTTGGTTAGTTGTGATACTCGTACTTTCAAGAAAAGTTTGTTTAAGTCTCTTATTTATCAACCACAACGCTGCTGAGTCTTGATTTTCTTTAGTCATAGGCACATTTTCACCTTTTTTTGTTTTAGTACCACCAACCCAACGACCAGTCCAAGTTGAACCTAAAAACTGGTACCTACCAGCCGCAGTTGAATAAATATTACCTATCTTCCTACGCCAGTTATTTAATCCGTGAATTATATTTGTGTTTGGTTCCCACCCTACTATTTTATAAAAACCAACTGTAACATCATAACCATTGTTTGAAACACCTAATGTACCTTCAGTATATGCAATTAAATCTAATAATGCTTTTTCGTATTTTGTCATAATATTTTATATTTTCCCTAAATAATTTAATTTATTTATTGATTTTCTAACGTTACGAGGTATTGGCTCTAAACTAAGTTGTCCATTAGTGCCACTAACATCGAATGGTGATGGGGGTATTTGTTCTTTACAGATAATATAACCGTTAGATTCATCGTCTGCTATCCTATCTGGTAAATTAAAACTAACATGTAGATGGTGGTCATGATTACAACTATATTTTACCATGTCTCT